GTGCTGTATACAACACAAACGAATCATCTAAAAACAAAATAGAAAAACCGGAAAACTCATACTCATAAACGTTCGCGTCTGAACACAGAGGCGATAACGATTTTTTATTGCACTTGGGACATTCATACACGTTCGGACGATTCACAATCATATCCGGAGTCACAAGACGAATATTACTTTTAAGTGTTCGATCAAATACGGTTTTGAAATCATCGTCTAAACAGTCCTGATATGCTTCAGATGAAAGAAGGGACCATACAGTTCCTTTTTGTTGCCAAGTAGATTCTTGAAATAGAGTTCCAAAAGGGTTATCGTGAAACCAAAGTGAATGAAACACTTCCGGATTTTCCGGATCGTGTTCTGCTAACCCTACACGTAACAAATTTTCATCATAGAGCCAATAGACGTTCCAATCAGGATACGTTGGATCTACACAACCACGAAACACTTCACGACCATTATAGTTCCATTCCTCTGCATCATAATCATCATCATGATCTGCCACATCTTCAGAAAAGTTGCGATACACGTACCCAGGTTTCAGAACCGAGAACATTATTATAACTATGCCTAATCAAACGTTACAGTTAGACGCACATCATGGCGATAAATAGTCTTCGTCGCAGATCGAGAAAGTTCATGGCGTTTTTTCTTTGGTTCAGCCGTCTTGCTTTCGTGCAGACGAGACTCCATATCAGCATGGACAGTCTCACGGTTCGTTTCTAGATAATCAAGCACATCGTCATTAATTGCCCACTCAAAAAAGTTGAGCTGACCAACTGTCGTTTCCACATCGTGAAACTTAATACGCTTCCAGCGGCAGAATGGATCGAACATCTTCTTACTGTAGGCTTTTAGATGAGACTTGTATGACAAATAAACGATAATATGCTTTTGAGACTTGCTCATATAAGACACATTGTACTTCTTGGCGTAATTCGTAACAAACCAGTCAATTAGACGTAACGATAGGTTTGATGTTCCATTTAGAATACTCTTAACGCGTTCAATATGTCCATCGTTCGCATAAAACCGTTCTAGACGATGTAAAACCCACTGTTCCTGAGTTTGGATCTCCTGCATTTAAGTACATTTGGAGGGCTACATGTAAAACGGTTTTAGCATTACTAAGTAATAGAACCCTAATGGATCATGTAGAACAACTGCTTCAAAAGTACGGACACGATGATCAACGAACGGATGCGTGGCATACCAAGCGTGGTGAGATGCTCACTGCATCAGAAATTTATAAGGCATGTAAGAATGCATCGCCTGCTTCGAAGCATGAGATTATCGTCTCAAAGTTAACTCCGCGAGAACGAAGTCCGCCAGGCTGCGGTCCAAAAGCTCTTTTGTGGGGAACACGATTTGAGCCAATTGCAAAGCTAATTTATACGACCCATTATCAAGGAGGTATTCAAATTGTAGATACGACGTGTGTCCCACATCCAGTTCATTCATTTCTTGGTGCGTCACCTGATGGAATCATTATCACCAAAGATAAAGAGGATTTTAGGTATGGAAAGTTAGTCGAGTTTAAGTGTCCGATTTCTCGCGAGTTTTCTGATAGCACACCCATTCCAGACGTGTATTATCATCAAATGCAGTTACAGTTGGAATGTACAGGTATGAAAGAATGCGAATACATCGAAATGAAGTTTCGCGAAGTGAATTATTCAGAATGGGTTGATCTGAAAGGTAAAATTAAGTCATTCTTTATGGTCTTTGAAGATGGAGAGGTTGTGTACAAGGATATGAATGATACTCGCGATGTTCCTACTTGGCGCCGCGAAGTTATCGACGAAAGGGACGACCGAGAGTTCAGTATGACGTACTGGTACTTTGATACTATCCGAACGTCTTCGGTACCTCATGATCCAAATTGGATTACAACGAATCTTGAAAGCTTCCAGGACGTATGGAATACAATTCAAGAACACCGTAAGAATGGAACTATGCCTGAACATCCGAAAGACAAGACCGTGCTCGTTCTTTGAACATTTGGACCCAGTAATCCAAACGTAACTTCCTGTAATTAAACTTTAACTTTTTAAACTTTTCAATCGTTTTTATGAGTAAGCCTATCGTCACGTCAGACCATTCATTCACGATTAGAACTGGAAGATCTTCAAACAATGAATCAAGGTTTGAAGATTTTACTATTGGGATAGATCCTAAGCACAAAATTTCCCACGTTCGGTGGCAATCGAGACCATTGCCATGAGGAGACACTCCAAACGCATACTTCACCTGATTCTTCCACGACTCGTGACGTTGTAGTTTCGTAGGTTCATAATGCATCAACATCTTTGGTATCGATTCTATCGCATCCTTTCGGTCCTGAGCAAACCGTGTATTCATTGAAAAATGAAAGTTTGAGTAACACTTAATTCCACGATTGGCGAAATGGTTCATGTTCAAATCTGCAATTTGTTGTTCCTGGAGCATTGGGCTTAATTTAGACCCCCATTCATGATCGCTCTTCGACATTGTATGGTAATCTAATCCTATTGGGATTCGTGTGAATTTAGGATGATCTACAATACCATTCTGTGAGAACCAATGTATAATCTTCTCCGATTCAATGAAGGTCAGAAAGTCTGTCGAATCTGAAAAAACATCCAAAGGTAAACTCCAATCGCAATCTCCAGTCACTAACACTATCTTATGCTTGATATTGGCAAATCGTCGTACGAATTCACGTAAAGCAGTTCCGCAAATGTATACTATAGATCCATCGTTCATATCCGAAAAGTTGTAATTCACCAAATTTGTGATACTCGATAATGGAGTCGTTGATTTAATATCGCATGAAGCTAGGATACCTCGAGATGATACAAACATACAATCGGTTTCAAGATTATTATCAAACATGAACTCCGGTGAAATGCGAATACGTGCTCCATGTTTTTCAATCGCTTCCATATGAAATGGTCGATGCTCACACTCTTCCTGCTTGTGCGTATCTGGCGGAGCAGGAACATACTTGTTCGATTCAGAAATATTCCACTTGTATGAACATCCAACAAACTTCTCACGACGATATATTGCAAACCCATTAAATGCAGATTGACATTCAATAAGACGAGACTTCGATGTATTCTTCAATTTATTGATGACGTGTGCTCGCGTATCGTTTGCTCGCTTCGTAGACTGATGTCCGTAATGCCAACAACTATTCTGGTAGTCATCAATCGATAATGCCCATACGTCGTAATAATTTGGACGATTGAACGACACTGCGTCCCAATCTGAACGAGAAAGTACACGCGTCATCGCGTTGGTGTTTATTGGAGATGAACATACATCGTCCATATCCATCATGATTAGATAACGATAATCTCGGTTCTTAATATAGTCCAAAATAGAGTTTCGAGCACCGGCTATATTTTCAGTATTGTATTGAGAGGTATTCGACGTCTGTAAAATAGTCAGATTGAACTTCCTTTTTAGATTGACTAAAATGTCAAGCGAGTTATCGGTTGACTTATCGTACGCTACAACGATCTCGTATTTTGGAAAGATCTTTATAATCTTTTCAATATTATCAAATACCTTTTCCAAATACTTTCCACAGTTCTTTACGCAGCCACCAATATATAAGAACTTTGTCTCATTGATGATATTGGTCAGCGTTGGAAAGAACCCAAGTTTTGTAAGAATCTTCTTCTTCGTCTCACGAATTATATCGATACGCTTAGACCATAAGTCTTCGGCAATTGCGTTCTGTATGATAGACGCAGCTTGAGCAGGATCGTCTAATGGTAATCGAACAAATGTGTTTGGATCAATATACGTTTCTAAATTTGGACATCCCCAGTAGAACGGTAGGCACTCGCATAAAATAGGTTCCCAGATCTTTTCCGTTGCATAATTCAGTTCAGAGTTATTTTCAACGGCTAGACAGTACTTGTACTTGGAATAAACATTGAACCGATTATCGTCCGGAACGACACCCATATAATTCGCAACACCGTGATAATTTTCGCGGCCATATACTTGAACACTGTGCTCTTTGGCATACGCAATGCGTAACTGATGGCCAGTATCGTTCTGTTTATTGCTCAATATGCTGACAACTTCATTCGTCTTCGAAGGAATATCTCCTATCTTAAATGACCACTGAACGCCATTGAGTGCCCTGTCATGATGATGAACATGCAACATCATAGATGTATCAATAAACGGCCATGTCTTAGCCCCCCAATTTTTTGAACGGTCGTACACACTCGGCTCCATCTGGAAAATAATCGTTCTTCGTGGATCATACAATGTTCCAGGAGGTGGATAGTTAATAATGACAAAATAGTCTGCGTCTTTATCATCCGAAGTAAAGTTAAAACTATCGTGATCCATAATTCCAAATTCATTCATAAGCGCGTCTGGACTTTGCCAATTACAAATCATTTTCAATTTCGTGGCCTGCGGCTTTTTTTTAATATATATGCCATCGGTCTCAGAAAAGTATGGTGATGTCGTAAGCATATCACGATTAACTTGAGACTTGATGAATCCTAGAGTATTGAATGCAACTATATTTGGCTCGCGAATCGCCTTTTGCATAAGCTTGAACACCGAGGCATGTTCGTGGCCACAATCATCTCCAATATGGTCTTTTCCTTTAATGAATTCAAAGTTATTTACAAAACTAAAATCTAGACTGTCAAAATTATTTTGGATATCAGTATCGGTCTTTGAGTTGAAATTATCATACACATCTGTGAATGCTAAATGCGGCTGTGTCTCAAACGCATTAAAATCTAAAATTTTCAGTAAGTAGTCAATTCCGTGCTGAATGCCGTTCTTCTCAATATAACTCAAAATGGACGAAGCGCCCTTCTTATTGACCGAGTATGCAAAGAATCCACCAATATATAGGTCTTTATTCAGAGGCTTTATATCTACAGGATTTGAAGTCAGGTAAACATCCTTCGTCGTCTCGCGATTGTTTGAAAACATTGAATATCCAAGTAGAAGGAAGTCGCGAGTTTTGAACTCAGGCTTCAGTTCTGCAACCTTAGACTTGAAATCTGGACATACACGAACATCATCTTCCATAATAATGTAGTATTCATGTTTAGAATCCTTCACGAGCTTCTTCCATAGTTCAAGATGACTTAAAGCGCAGCCAATAAATCCACGTCGCCATCCAAAATCATTTCCTTTGAATAACGCGTACACCTCTTCGGTCTCGTACAGTAGCTTTCCATCGACGGCATTGAAAAACTCGTGAGGAATACCGTCCAGTACCTTATCCATATTGCTTCGTCGATCGGTTCGGCGCACGAGATTTATTACCTTAAACTCGGAAGACACCGCAAACTGGGATTCATTATTCAAATCATACGCATTCTTTATATCATCAGAATTCTTATCTTTTGTTAGACGTCCAATATGTCTACAGTTAATACTGTCAAAAAAGGCTGTTTTATACCCTGAAGCCACCCAGCGATTTGCGTAATCCATCTCGAAGAACGTATTGGCACTATCAAAGTTTCCCAGACTCAAAATGGTATGAACGTCGACAACGCCTGGACGAAAACTATAATGGGGCCAATAATGACAGTTTGCATAGTCAAACGATCCTGACTTCTGTTCATGGACCAAAAATCCAGGAACTAATGGAGCTGCACCCTTCATATGAATATCGTCAATCGTTTCAGAATAATTTCGATTAAAGAGAACTTGCTTCACAGTTGGAACTGTCTCAATAATCTTGATAGCGTCGGTTACGTAATTGCGCTCAGTATGGAATAAGAAATCATCTTCAATATGAATCCAGTACTTTGGTTTTAGTTCATTTAGCTTATTCCAAATAATGTTCATGCTCTGACGATGCCCCTTTTCCTGAAGAGTCTTCATGTAAAAGTTAAACCAAGGATACTTTTTCTTCATCTTGGTTCTATCGTCCGAACTCGAGTTATCGTCAACACAAAACCAATAGTTGACGACATTCTTATCAAGCATGTGATTCATCAAAGAATTCACGGTTTGTTGAAATAGATCAAAACGCTTGCACGATGTCATCGTAAGTATAACCTCAATTGGTTTTGAAGTTGGTACTGTAAATTTCACTGGTCGAGTCAGATACTGTTTATTTTTATTGAAAAGCATATTCCACATAACCACAGTGCTTGGATCAGTATGATATTGTATCACGCGATTCACATTATAAAATAAAGTGAGTGTATCCTTATCGGAATCGACTTCTTTCACATAAAAACGAAGATTTGATAGTGTTACTTTTTGTATTTCAAGTGGTAAGTTTGTATTTGTTAGAACCTTCTTAGTACATTCGTATCCATAGTCCTTCTTATTTGTAAAACATGCACTAATACTTACGTTAAATTCTAGCATATCTTCGTAAAAATAACGAGCTAAAAATAACTTGTTTTGGGGGTCGCGAATATAATGTTTGTGCTGTTCACATAGTAACATCACCAGCGAATGAAACCCTTTATTGCGAAGAATATCGCAAGCAGACATAAGACCTTCTATTCGTTCAGAATCAAACTCAATAGCCTTTAGAAAGTAAAACAACGACTTTTCGAAATTATCCTTGCGCGAATACAGTTGACCAAGCATGAGACACGAGTAATACTTTTCTTGAACCCAATTCTGAAGTTTATCAACGACACGAGTATACCATTCAATCGCATCATCAATGCGGTTGCAGTCCTTGAAACTCTGGGCACAGTAAAATGCATAACGATTTGCTAATCCAGAACCAGTCGTACTTTCTGTTTCATATGCTGCCTTAAGGATATTCGCGTCTTTTAGATACTTATTGGCATCCTTACTTCGGTCTCCAGTCTTGCCGGAATCAACAAAGTAATTCCCCTCAACGAGAACTTCCGCATTGATCGGTTCGTCTGGTGAAAGATATTCATGAAGTACTCCAACAAACTTCCACTTCTTTCTCGAATTAATAAGAAGTGGTCGGTGATACGTGAACCCATCCCCAAACTTCAGTTTATAACAGTCAATCGTCATAGGAACCGGAAGCTTGAAATCGCCGTGAATACTATCATCCGCATCAAAAATAAATAAGTAGTCGGATTTATTGTACGCTGCCTGAAGTGCCAGTGTGCGATTTTTACCAAAATCAAACCATTCATGCTGAACGAGTTCTCCAGGTATACCCTTTTTAGAAAAATAGTTTCGAATAATGTCCTGAGTCCCATCTGTAGAACCAGTGTCACATATTACCCAATAATCAAAGGTAATATATTTTGCTAGGTTATCAAATGTTTTCTCTATGATATGTGACTCATTTTTTACAATCATATTTAATGAAATGGACTTGCCCAAATGCATTTTTACTTATTAAACTTACTGTGTTTATACAGGTACAAACGAGTTGTATGCGTTTACTCGATAAGGTGTCTCAATCCCACCAAGTGGGGGAAGATCCTGTGGCGGCATCATTTTAAAATGGTTGGTTTCCTGCGCATAACTTGATATACGTGTTTTATCGGTCTTCTCCTCGTTAGAACGATCTACAAATTCGGCTACAAATCCCTCGCGAGATTTTAGAACATACCAAATAGCTACAAGGCCGACTCCAACTGCTACAAATGCCCAGTTCTTCATTTGATTTAAGCATGTAAAAAATGGAATGATGTTTTCGTGACTCTTAAGTATTAAAGGAATGGAGGAACTATCAATTACTGAACTACAAGAGCTGAAGAAGACGCGACCTCTTTCAGCGGAAGAAATTGCGCTTTCAACACTTCAGGAGATGCTTGCATCTCGTGGCATTACGGCAACGAAGTTTGAATTGGTCACGAGTTCTCTGGACGAAACGAAGATGTACAGTTTTGGGGGAATTCTTATCATTTTCAGTACCAAGACACGTGTGACTGAAAAGGAGTTCAATAATTTTCTATCATTCGCAGCCGATAATAACTATTCAAGTGGTATTATTATCGTAAGTCCTTCTCGACCGTCTGAAACTGTAATGAAGATTCTCGTCAATCATATCGAACATCGTGAGAATGTGTATGTTCAAATCTTTGACATTCGTAGTCTTGGGTTTAATATTAGCAAGCATCGCAAAGTTCCTCGTCACCGAATTGTCGATGAAGCCGAAAAGCCAGCGATTATCAAGCAATTCAATCTAAAGAATATTGAACAGATGCCTAAGATTCTGAGTCAGGATCCTATGGCTAAGTTTATTGGTGCTCGTCCTGGAGATGTCGTTGAAGTTGTGGGTATGTGTGTCACTTCAGCGGAGAATTTGCGGTATCGTTATTGTGTCGCAGAAGGTATAAATGGATAATCAGTTCAATACACTGATGCGAAGTTATCACGATAACTATCTTCAGTACAAACTTACCGGTGACCAAAAATACCAACGCGCATATCAGGCTGCCGAGAAAGGATTAGATTCTATCATTCTTGCCAAGAATCAGCAAGTTCAAACTGATGCCCAAACCATTCAAACTACGATTGGCGCTGATTCGGAAAATAAGATGAAGGACTTGAAATCTCAGGCTATTCATCTAGGTCAGGGGCTGGTTGATGAACGCGATGCTGAAACTGCTGCGGAGATGCGTTTGAACTCTGCGGTTCAGGTTCCTCCCCCACAGCCTATTTTTCAGTATGTAGTTATTGGAATACTGCTGGTAACCATCGTAGGTTTAAATTTTGTATAGCTCCTCCAACAATCGACTGCGTCCACGAAGCCCTCACAACAAGAAATACGACGATTAAACACAGAAAGATCAGAACACCCAAGTATATATTATAGTTCGCCAATGTGCTACCCAAATTCTGGCTGTTTGTGGCATGAATGCGCTTTAGGGTATTCAACTTGTCAGTTGACGCCTGCATTTCCTGGAGCTCTTTTTGGTAATGAATAAGATCGGTGGTTAGATCACTGAGTGTTTTAGAGTCAAACGATCCTGAACCCTTATTGAGAACGCCTAGGATATCTTTCAGCTGGGACGAAAGTTCCTGATTTATTGATAGAACGCGTTCAATGAATGTCTGCTGCTTCTCAGGATCAGTTTCCTGTATAGCGGAAAGGACTGCAGTCGAGTATTCTGACTTTAAGTAAGTATACTGTGTCTGAAAGTCAGCAAGCTGAGAAGTTCGAGAATCCGTGAACTCCTTGATATCCATTACTTTTGTTACATACTAAATAAATGACAAGTCGTATATCTATGAATGTTGGACCAGGAGGAAAAGGTACTGGTTCCGATGCGTCAATGATTACTGCTATGCGACGCGCTGCTGTGAATGTAAACTTCCAGTATGCGGCTACAAATGGGTTTACGGCTCCAGCGAATAATAAGAAAGCTATTACCGATAAGCCGCAGGATCGTGGATTTACGGATTCACGATACACTTCGGTGGTAGTAGGACGCGGATTATACGATAACTTTTTGAAGACTCTATAATAACATGGCAGATTTCCAGGCTGCATACGATCACACGACTCAAGATATAAATAACACTCTGTCAACACAATTATCGTCTGTGTTGACATGGTCAAATATTCCTGGAAATCTTACGAAGGTTTCCTCTTCAGCATACGGATTTGCATGGGGGTTTAATGGTTCATCTGCATACATATGTCAGATTCCATGCACTGGAAATTGGCAACCAGTTGATCTATCAAAGTTCAGTATATCTGAAATTATTGATATAGCGACGGACGATACGACTGTGTTTATTCTTGTAAACTCCGCGTCTAAGATTTATATGCTTACAAATTCGGCCGATGGGCGAGGAGTTTGGAGTATGATTCCAGTCCCATTTGTAGCATCGCAGATATTTTCAACACATAGCTATATTTGGGCACAGGATTCATCGAATAATAAACAGAAATGTCCAAAACCGTGCACAATGTCTAATTGGATTCCATCATCTGAAAATAGCGTAACAATTACATCGGCGTCCGCTACTACGTTATACGGAAAGGACGCGTCTGGTGCCGGAGTCAAAACAGATGAAGTCATGCAGTCAGATTGGGTTCCAATTACCGGACTTCTTGGAACTAAAATCAATTCAGTGATTGGACAGGTCGATGAGTCTTCTTTGTACGTGATAGATCCAACATCGAAAGTTCTAAAGTGCGAAGGCGATTGCTCAACGAAAGACGTAACACCACTTGATACGAAGGGGTATGTTCCACTCAACTTAACTGCTGATCCAAAATCTAAACAACTATGGATGACTGCGGAAACGAAAGGCGATTTAGGTAATATTTTTAATAGACCTGACAAGGCAGATTACTCCACCATAATGAATACAATAACTCCACTCGATAAACAGCGCGATACTGTAGTCCAAGAGGTTGTAAACAAATACTCTGAACAAACCGGTATAATGACGGTGAATAAACAGATTTCCGATATTCAGTCTTTTTTCAAGACAATATTTGGACGTCATCACACATCCACCGAAGATACGAACAACGCAGCTGGACATCTTCAAAACCTCATTCGTGAACAACAGAGCACACTAGAACAAATTAACTCAGTTCAGCCTATTATTACAGGATTTGTTATCACTCTCGTTGCCGTTGTACTCGTTTACCTTGTGGGTTCAATTTTGGGAACATTCATTCATTTCATTGCGGTTCTTGTTTTGCTCGTAGGAATCTATTTGACTATAAATAATGGCTTCGACAATGTTTCCGCCTTGTGGGCCAGATTGTTTAAGACAGCGTAAACTTGATGCTTTAAAATTAGCTATGGATACTGCCGAAAAAAATAAAGATCAGAATCCAGTGGCGTATTCCGAGGCTCGAACGAACTACTATACTCTTCTGAAAGGACAGGGTTGGTTGGTTGCTGAAAAGCAGACAGTCGCGCAGAAAGAAATTGAGCCGGTTCTTGGAAAGTATTCAAGCGCATATAAGACACTTGCAAATAAAGATAAGGCACAATATCATTTCAAACATCTGGCTGCAGCTGTAAAGTCGCATGAAGACGATAACTCGTTGTTAACGAAAGAGGTTCAAAAGGTTCATGATAAGACCGACATTGCAAAACGTTCGACTGAATTGGGTTCAACTACAAATGTTGTTTCGTATCTTCCATGGATTCTTGATGGAATTATTGCGTTACTGGGTTTAATTGTCGTAGTTATGCTTGTTCGTTGGTTTAACAAACCAGTCGTAACCAATCCCCTTGAACAAGTTGTGGGGGGACGAAATAAGTCTTGGTAAATAACTAACAGATGGAGGTTGCTTATATCTTCCTGGCTCTTCTCATAGTATTAATGTATGCAGTTACCACATGGTACTCATCCATTGAAGGATTCGAAGATGGTAAGAGTGTAACTTTCCATGATGCAGCTGAAATTTATGATGATACATACGCTTCAATTTATGATGTTCTTTGGAACTCAAATGAGAAGCTGAAATATGAGGAAGTATCTTTACAGGATATTGCCCTAGCCGATTGGCCTATTTCGGCCGTTCGTATTTTGGATATGTGTTGTGGTACTGCTCCACATGCTTGCTGGTTCAAGAATTTGGGGGTAGAGTATACTGGTGTTGATGTGTCCGATGCTATGATCAAGAAGGCTCGCGACGGATGTCCATCGGCAAAGTTTCAGAAGGGAGATGTCACAAATTCACATTTATTCCCACAGAAATCGGTGAGCCATGCAGTTCTTTTGGGGTTCTCTGTGTATATGTTTGAGAACGCTAAGATTCTTTCGGACAATGCCTATCAGTGGCTACAGCCTGGTGGATGGTTTGTTGTACATATGGTCGATCCTGATAAGTTTGATCCTCTGCATGAAGTTGCGTCTCCATTTGCGGCATTTTCACTGCAAAAGTATTCATTAGATCGTGTCGTTGATTCCAACGTGTATTTCGATAAATTTAAATACTTGGGTCGTTTCAACAAGAAGAAGGATGAAGATAATGCTTCCTTTGATGAGACCTTTACTTATTACGATAAAGAATCGAATGGAGGAATCAAGTATCGCGAAAACAAACTTCAGCTCACAATGCCTTCGAAGGAACGTCTAATTAATATTATTCAGACGAGTGGGTTTCAACATAAGGAAACCGTAGATCTCGTTCGGTGCGGTAAGGAATATCAATACATCGTGTATTTTTCGAAATGATACCAATTTAGGTAACAAATACTACTTATAATTTATTTTAACCGTTCAGCTTCTTTTTTCTTAGCCCACCATTCTTTACGAGCCTGTCTTTGCTTTTCTTTTGTTTCGAGAGATCGTGTTTTTCCAATCATTAACTGAATTTGTAATTTTATAAATAACGCCATATACTATTCTACTTAAATTACTTCAGAAAATAGAACGAATGATAAGCGTTTATATTTTACAGTTTTGGTCTACTTCCAAAGGTAATGAATGTCCTGGATACTAGGACAGTTGCCGATTTTCAAAAATTCACATTCTCAGGACATTTACGCAATCATGTGTATAAAGTTTTGGACGAGAATGTGAAACTAGGTCACGCAGATTACGCATGTTACTGGACACTCGAACTCTTGTGTTCAGGATTAGTTCATTCTATGTGGCAAACGTTATTTGAAGCGTCCGCTCACCACATTAATCGTGCGGCTCCAAATGTGTTTTTGTACCTGGTTCGAATGTACGAAAAGTTCTCTCCGATCGAAGGACAGTATTCGGTGATGGCTATGACCGATATGCGTAATAATATGGAAGTTCGCAATTTAGTGTGTGAAGTCGCGGCGTCGGTCGCGATGCTGCGTAAGAATAAGTTACCACCACTTCCGACGATTAAGCCTGAACATGATTTCAATACCCTGACAATTAATGAAAATTTGAAATCTCCCTCATCGAACTTAGCTCGGCAGTTAGTCAAGGACGATGACCCCTTGGATTTGTATGTTCCGGTAAATGAACTTGTTTACTGTCTTCGTCCAGACACTCGAGATATGACGCGCGCGATGTACTGGGTTGCGTGGATGCTCAAGTTCTCGTCCGTCTACAAAAAGACTAATAAGGTCAACTTAGATTGCTCATTTCGAGCCAACTCGTTTATCGATGGAACCCATGCTCGACATGTGGTATGGTTACTTTGGAATGTTGTTATTGATTCTGTAAGGTCGTCTCCTCAGGCTGGAGTTCTTATGCCATATGTCGATGCATTATTCAAGCTTCACTGCTTACGGTGGTCGCCCACAGTTCTGAAACCTCGTTTATGTTTTTTAATCACTGCAATCATGTTTGTATGTGAAAGTACTACGTTAGATATTCATTACCCAGTTCCGCAAAATATTATGGTGGTCAAGGGTCTTATTGAAAATATTCCTCAATGGGTTCAGTCAATCATCCAAACCCAGAAGACATTTTCCTCGTAGTATATCAAATGTTCAGCAAGAAGTTCCAGCATGCCGCTGCCCTCGGTCTACTCTTTTTCGTTGTTAGCTCACCCCTAACGTACCGCCTAGTCGATCAGCTCGTCGGTGGCGTTGCCACGGCGCTCGTCCCTGGCGTTGCCCACTGGTTCAAGGTCGCCCAGGCCGGCTGCCCCACGACCTACGGTCTAGCCCTACACGCAGTCGTCTTCGCCGTCGCCGCGCACTTCCTACTCCACATGGCGTGAAAACGGACTTAATAAATCCAATTACGTTTAAGGTAACTCTACAATGAAATTCATAATTTTCGACACAGAGACGACCGGTCTTCCTCGCAGCGTTTCGACATCCGCCTTTAAAGAACCTAACAACTGGCCACATATTGTGTCCATTTCTTGGGCCATCGTGGACGAACAATGTAAGAAAGTTTTGAGCAGTCAGAGCTATATTATCAAGCCTCAGGGCTGGGATATTCCGTTCGAATCTAGTCTGATTCATGGAATCACAACGGCCGAGGCTACCGAGTATGGTCATGATCTTGCCCAAATCATGTCCAAGTTCTTCGATGAAGACTGTGATGCATATATTGCTCACAATATGTACTTTGATAAGAATGTTATTTATAACGCGATGCGCTGGGACTTGGGATATGAGTATTTCGAAGGGTTTGGTAAGCCTAAGATGTGTACGATGCAACTTGGACGTAGTCTTTGCAAGCTACCAAAAAATAAGTCGCCAAAGCTGAGTGAACTATATGAGCACTGTACTGGAAAGAAACCTGACACATCATCGTTGCACAATTCTTTGTACGATACTCTCTTTCTTTGCGAAGCAATATCTGCGTGTCCTGAAATACGGATTGATTTAATCAAGAGCTACGATAACCAAAGAAATGAAAATCGCGCGAATGTCGCCACAGTCCTACAAGAACCGACAAACGCTGAAGCCAATCGAGAGCAAGAAGGTAACAATCTTGTGGTGTAACGATGGGTGGAGTTACGTTCCTGCTCGATATGTTCGATTTAGGTATTCGCACGAAACACACATATATGAAGAAGTACCCTGGAGCGGTGCTATTCCGGCGAAAGTTGAGTACGAAGAAGACGTTATGTGGATACTGTATTCCAAAAGCCCACGAATCTGGCAGGAACAAACCAAAGAGTACGCCGAGTTGTTCGTAGAGAATGGGTGATATGAAACCTTAAACAACAACAAATGATAGCATTAGATGTATTATATGTCGCTCTAGCCACAATTTTTGTTATGATTCTTTTGCAGGTTCTGACATTTGTCGCGACTCGAGTCATGTATCCTCCTGCGCCCCAAATAATTTATCGTGACGTCCCTGTTCCAGTCCAGGCGCCTCCGCCTCCACCAACCGACCTACCTTTTTTAGCACAAAGCCAGCCACCAATATTCCCTAAAAACGAACCAGCTTTAACCCAGGCAGCTCAAGAAGTAAAATTACCAGAATATGACCCTCGAAAGTCGGATTCAGAGTCTGTACGAGGGGATAATAAGCTCCCGCCAGGTCTTCAAGCGGTCAATCCCAGAGACCTGCCTTAACCAATTTAAAGTCCCCCAAACGACCGGTACGTCTGGATGGCTAGTCTTCACGTACGATAACGATACTCCTGTGTGTTTGTGGATGACTACACATGAGTCTCGTAAAGTCCAGTGTATAGCAGATGAACGCTTATTTGGCGACACCTTTCTTCGTGCCGAAAAAATTAGCAACTTTGAGTTCGTGATTGCAGATATCTTTATTTACAATTCAAACTGTGTTTACGCGTGTTCTACGTTCGAACAGAGATATGAATGGTTGAAACAACTTATGGGAACATGTATGAACCATATTCCAGGAACTGCGCGCTTTATTCACAAATCCGATTTAAGCCCAAACCAAAAACTTAAGGGTTATGAAGTTCATGTCGATGAGGTGGGAAAACCAGGGTATTTCTTGGAAGACGATACAAGTTCGGTAGAGGTTACCAAACTTCCACTTCCTGATTGTTACGAAGTTGTTTCAGGTGGATACCTTCGAGTTCCAGACTTAAAAACTTCAAAGTATCTTCGGTCAAAAGGCCAGACGTTCAAGTGTCGTTGTTCGAAGAACGAGGATGGTTCTTGGACGGTGTTGGAAAACATTCCCTGAGTAGAAGTAAATGCCTCGCAAGAGCAAGAGCAAAAGCCGTGTATCTAAGAAACATACTCGTCGTCATCGTAAGCACCGCGGTGGGTTTTATGGTGCGACTGGTGCGATTGCCCCTGGTGCTATGGAGTGGGGTCGTGGCTCAGAGGCTGGAGCGTATGCGTCTGGCTTAAATGACCGTGGTGGCAACTCCTTCCAGCTAGGTGCTGGCAAGAAGCGCCGCGCTGGTCGCAAGACTCGTCGCGGTGGTGGCAAGTACGGTGGTGTATCTGCCTCATTTGAGGGACAGGGTGAGCGTGGACTTGCGAATGTTAGGGGTGTAGTAACTCGTGATGGTTCAGGTGCCGCCGCACAGGGAGCGTTCAATAACAATGGTGCCCAGCCAGGTTCAGGGTTTGGTAGCTTTGTGCGCGCCCATTAAATTTCATCGAATATGATAATGGACACCTTAATTGCCGGACTACTTTTTTTAATTGTAGCCATCTACTTAGTTCAGCGCCGGCTTGGACATATGATTGTTTGGGTAATTCTTGCCTACATCCTAGCTCACCATCTCGGTAAGCTATCTCATACCACGTCTGTCATTGCTGGACTCGTGGGAATCTATGTGATCTGCCAGATTACGAAGAACACGTACGAAGGGTTTGAAGATGCCGAGGAGGAAGATTTTGTTCCCAAGAAGGAGAAGAAGAACCACAAGGAGAAAGACGATCCGGAGCCTGCGCCGCCTAAGACAGATGATCCACATGTAGATATCGGTACGACTATCCTACATGCATATCGTAATCTAACTCCTGAGCAGATTGGAGGTATGCGCCGCGATACAAAAGAACTAATGGGTCTTCAGAAAGAACTTATGGGCTCCTTATCCGAGATGAAGCCTGCGATCGAGCAGGGAGCTGAACTACTCAAAACGTTCAGTCAGTTCTTTGGAAAGAACGAGTAATAAATACGCTGCATATTGTCGGCATAGACATATGCGTGGTAATTTGGATCATTCGTAGCAATAAATGGTCCACCGATGGAACGAACAATATTCATCCATCTGTGAACGTGGCGTTTTACATCTTGATACTCAAACCAGTCTTGCCATACAGTGATCGTTTTATGTAAAGAAAGCATATTGAAAATTCCAGGAGCTTCCTGGTTCACAATCATCATGACAAACATTATAAGTGGACTCACGATCATTTCAACCCAAAGAGATATGGCGTTATAAAATCCACTTGGGTTGAATTTCCTTTTAAGTTCCGTATACTGTTCTGCTATTTCGAAGTAATCCTGATCATTCATTATGATCTGGGTCATCATCGGAGCTGATACTCGCATTCTCAAATTCGTTTGACTCGGAATCATCTATTACAATTCCAGCTGAAGGAAATTCCTTCTCTTCTAACGATTTGGCATCAAGGTACTTCCATGTTTGGGGAGTGTATCCAGTTACAATTTCTAGCCACTCCGTTGTAACCGTCATTCCATACGTAATAGTCGGATCTATTATATGTGTGCAGTCAATGCTAGGTGCTCCGTCAGGATATGTCGCTCCAATCCACATCCATGGTAGCTTTGAAACAGGAACCGTGTGTTCATCAACGTCAGTGTCAGGTTGCTTAAAAAGAAATCGATCTACTCGACGGCAGCAATCAAATAGCCGATGATAGATCCACGAGACGACTTGCATTTTATTTTAGTAGAGTGAGCTGCTTGAAAGTGGGAGGGCGTCCGCATCCTTTAGCTGACTCACTACTCGATCGCGATTCTTTAGGTTGTCTCCAGTGAGAGGAGTAAACTTCTCTGTGAGGTACTTGGACGCAACGCGATCCATGCCTAGACCAAGTGCAATGGACGACGCCAGAGCAACCATTACGAATGGCACCGCGACAATAACCCAAGATACAACACCTAAATTAACCGAGCAGAGGGCATCTAAAATGACGACACCGGCAACGCCCATCAGAACCTTCGCCGCCGCCGTAACAAAGAGACCCAGAGATAGATCTAATCCTACATGGACCGTGATGTAGAGTAGGTAGAGAAGGGCTGGTGGGCATAACGCATCGATGAAACGCATTTTCGTATTATTACATTTAATCAATAAAATATGAGCCGAGCGATTGAGATTATTATGGAACTTGCGAGTTGCTCGGAAGATGATGCGCAACGAGTATATGCCGAAACAAATAACGTAGAAGATGCAGTCGACAAGCTACTACCTCAAGTGAAAGTTATTCATACAAAAAGACCGTCTCGAACATATACAGACGAAGAACTTCAATTTAAGAAACTTCGTATGGAGATGAAGAAACTCGATGCTGAGCATGATAAGCGCGCTATTTCCATGAACCTAAATCAACGCGGTTCCGTGGAGCAAGTCGAGCAGAGTAACCACCTCGAAGAAATGGTTCCACAAAGTAGTTATTATCAGGAATGTCAGCTGCCTTCTCTGCAATCAGAGGTTCAAAAACCGGAAATTGCTTGTCAGTCACCGTCTGGATGCTCTTGCGGTTCGCCGTCGAGTGTCCAAACATTACATGGCTCTGCTCATCAATGTGATCAATACTGCCAAGCCCTAGGTTAGGAGTCGTAGCGAATGGGCGCTCAAACAGCTGCTTAGGACCCTTGAAGCGAGCCGTGGCTGGATCGCCGAATAGAAGCTGGCTCTGAAGATCAATTCCACATCCACCTTCAGGTGAGTTACCAAAATTGCCCATGGGAATTAGACCTGGGACAGATGCAGCGACCGCCCAACCATTTCCACATCCAGAAGGCTGAGCATTCTGTAAATCGGCGGTCTCCGATGACTGACGAGCTACATCACGAGCGGCTACACCCTGACGTGAGTTTGCATATACAAATGGAAGTCCTAAGTTCGACATTATTACTTTTACAAAACGAATTTAAGTATTAGGCTAAATTAGCAGGTAATGAATCTGCAGCCTTGTGACTGGTTGGAGAGTGATTCTAAATTCAAATACGTAGTTGACGTCTTTGGTAGGCTGGACGACGATCGTGTCGCGAAAGTTCGGCTGACTGGATTCCGACCTTACTTTTATCTAAAATCGGTCGATGGCGAAACTCCCCAAAGTATACAGTCGGCGATTGAGAGTGCCTGGGGAAAGCAGATGAGAGGTTTGAACATCACTCAGGAGTTTAAGCTTGATGCTATGAGGGGGTTCAGTGGTTTGAAGCCAATTAAGGTATGGAAACTTACGTTTCCTGCGATTTGGATGTTCAAAACAGCTCTGAAGACTCTAAAAAATTCCATGAACGTTGGAGACCGTAGGATCTATCTTGAGGATATATATGAGGCTAATCTTCCCCCATATATCCGTCTATTCCACGAAATGGAGATTGCCCCTGCGTCTGCGATTACGTTCGATGCAGAGGAGGAGGAGCCAGACGATGAAAATGTAGATGTGTGTTTTACCGTGGACTATACGACGATAGCGCCGTCGACTGCGAATATTCCGTTGTATATTGCAGCCTACGATATTGAGACCTATTCTGAGTCAGGAAACTTTCCAGTCTCATCCAACCCTTCTGATGAAATTATCCAAATTGGTGTGAGTTTGCGTTATACCGATGACATGCTCTCGTCGTTCAGACGTACCGTCTTTGTGTCAGGCACTTGTTCTCCTTCTTCGGATGACTCAGTGACGTTTGTGAGCTGTTCGAACGAAAAGGATCTCCTAGATAAGTTTCAAACATATATTCGGCTCGAGAATCCTGATATCATTGCCGGTTATAATACATTTGGGTTTGATGATGCATATATCGCAGATCGATGCATGCGTAACAAACTGGTGTTCAATATTGGTCGAGTTGAAATTGAAAACTGGAAGAATCGCGATACGGTTGTTTACGCTCATACGGAAGCCAAGAAGTTTGAGCTGGCGAGTGGCACGTTCGCGGTTCGCTACCTACAAGTTCCAGGTCGACTCGCAATTGACCTTCTTCTTTCCGTCAGACGCGAACAGAACTTGGACTCGTACAAACTTGATAATGTGGCCGCTACTTTCTTACGTGATAAGATTACCAGTGTCGTCCATACGGACTCAGTCGTAAAGATCTGTACAAAAGGAACAAGGGGGTTGTTTGTAGGTAATCAAGTTCGGTTTGATGTCATGACGAACACTACAAATCCTTACCGAGAAGGCAAGAAATTTGAAGTGATGTCTAAGGATGATAAATCATTCACGATTCGCGATCCAACGAACACTCTCTTGAAAGACCTGACTGCTGACGAATTGACTAAGCTAGAATGGTGTTTCGGTAAGGACGATACGACCGCCCAAGACATGTTCGCATCTCATCGCGGAACAGCCGATGATCGCGCAGTGATTGCAAAGTACTGTATTCAGGATTGTGACCTTGTTCTAACACTGATGGCGAAGCTAGATACGTTTGTAAATGCTCGTGGTATGGCCGACGTATGTCACGTCCCTATCCAGTACATCTTTCTACGAGGTCAGGGAATCAAGATTTACTCGGCGGTGGTTTATCAGGCTTCTAAGCGTAATCAGATCATCATGACACAGGAAGGAATTGAAGGCGATACATCATATGAAGGTGCGATCGTCCTTCCGCCAAAAATTGGAATGTACTTGGATCAACCCATTCCTGTTCTTGATTTTAACTCTCTCTATCCTTCGAATATGATTGCATTCAATCTGTCACCTGATACCCTTGTCTATGTCAAGACGTTCAATGTGTCTGGAAAGAAGATTGGACAAGATCCTGACATTCTTCCAGACACGTCTGGATTTAAGGTAGATGAGATTTCATATGATACGTTTGGGGAAGATAAGACTCCTTCCGGAAGAATCGTGTGTGGGTTTATTCAGCCCACAACAGATCCGCGCACAGTAGGAATAATTCCACTGACGCTGGATATCCTTCTAAAGAAACGTAAGGAAACACGTAAGATTATCGAAACCACAGACGATGAGTCGCAGAAGGCAGTTCTGAATGGTCTTCAGCTAGCATATAAGACCGTAGCGAATTCGGTCTATGGTCAATGTGGTTCTCGTACATCTCCTATACGAAAGATTGAAGTTGCTGCCTGTACGACTGCCGCAGGTCGTCAGCGCATTCAGGACGCCAAGAAAGTTGTAGAAGACGAGTTTGGAGGTGAGGTAATTTATGGAGATACCGATTCTATCTTCATCAAGTTTCAGACGAAAGATCTGGCCGAGAGTATTGAACTAGGTAAGAAGGCGGCTGATCGAATTACGTCACTGTGTCGTAAGCCGTATCGTATAGAGTATGAAAAAACGTTCTACCCCTTCATTCTATTCTGTCGTAAGCGATATGTAGGTATGATGTATGAGGATGATATCAAGAAGTGTAAGCGCAAGACGATGGGTGTCGCACTCAAACGGCGAGACAATGCTCCGATCGTCAAGGATGTATTTGGGGGAGCTCTGGATTCACTCATGGAGCACCGTAATATCAAGGTCGCTGAGAAACTTGTGAAGGAAATGCTGGTCAAGGTCATGAAGAACGAGTATCCGCTCGAGAAGTTCATTCTGTCCAAGCAGTTGCGAGACGATTACAAGAATCCTGGTCAGATCGCTCATCGTGTTCTGGCCGACCGAATGGAAGAGCGAGATGCTGGAAATAAGCCTCAAGTCGGCGATCGTCTTTCGTATGTGTATGTAGCAAACAGGAAAGACGAGAAGAAGCAGGGGGATAAGATTGAGAGTGTAGAGTATGTTCGTGAAAAGAAGCTAAAACCTGATGTGGAGTTTTATATCACAAACCAAATCCAAAATCCGGTTGCCCAGCTATTTGCCCTGGCGATCGAAGAACTCGATGGATACAAACGAAAAGATTATAACAGGCTCTATTCCGAATACCGTGAAGATGGAATGGATGAAGAAGATGCGACTCTAAAAGTTTTGAAAATGAAAGAGAAAGATTTGGACGGACTTCTGTTTATGGGATCATCCTATCTAACAAAACACAAGCGTGGTCCTATGGACATGTTTCTAAAACGTCAGTGATTTTCAAAGAAACGATTATATAGCACAATGGACCAAGATGTTATGGAACTCCTACTTTTGCTCGCGCGTGGGCGTAACGAATTTTTCAGTCATGCGAATATTCGTCTACTGAATTATCCTGCTCGTACTGGGTTGATGACGCGATACATGAACTCGGAATCATTTATTCTCGAGCTTGTAAATCGGCTCTATACCAACCATCTGTACTCGAGTGTAGCAAATGCTGTGTTTACTCTAGCACTACCTGCTCGTTTTAATGATCCAGTCGTTGTCGCACCGAGTCAGCTTCAAATTAATGCTTCTCTGGAGAATCATGATAATTCAGATTCTCCATGTGCAATTTGTCAGGAACCCATTACGACTGGCGGCGTCCGGATCCGACAGTGCCAACATTCTTATCATCGCTCTTGCATTTCAAACTGGTTTTCGATGAGTGTTCGATGTCCAGTCTGTCGTTACGATATTCGTGAAGTGGGTCAGACAGGCCAAACATCCGCTGCTTCATCAAGAAATTCTGCTCCAGCGGCAACCCAGTAGGTGGCGATATAAATTTAGGTATAGAATCGGATTGACCATACTGTATTCGATGAATCATTCGTCTCACATCATGATTACATTCCTTCATTAACGTAGGTATATCATGATTTGGAAATAGACCAGATAAATCGGCAGCCCTGGGTGGGAAACAACGGATATTTTCAATGTATTCCGAATTTCGTTTAAAAATAGTTGGAAGTTCGTTTCCAGTGCATAGTATGTGAACCTTTCTGGTTGGATCGCGTATCCACTCAATAATCTTATTTTGGGCGTGGGGGTCAGAACCGTCTACTTCGTCGAAAATTACACAGGTTTTCTTTTGTGTTTGACCTAACATGAACGAATGAATATTCACGGCAGAACGACATGCGTCTTTGATTTTTTCAACGTCTTCAAAGCTCCTGATTGATCGAGATGCATTAATTTCAAGTGGGTCCATGCCAAACGTTCTCGCAGCACACAGCGCCAACGTTGTTTTACCGATTCCAGGTGGTCCAGACAGAATAACTGACTTCGTAAATTGTGTGGACGTCAGGTATTCCTTTAGACGTTTTTTCTCTTCAGTATAGCCAATTACATCATCTAAAGTTGTAGGTCTATAAACCTCGGAATACATTACCATTCTATTCCAAAACAATCTAAACGCATTCACCGTAGTAAGAACGCGCATATAAGATAGTGGTTAGTCCCAGGCTCTTATAAGGCCTGTACCCGAGTTCGATTCTCGGTATGCGCATTTAAGGACAATATCCTGCCCAAAATGATCCACACGATTGAGCTACATTACACTTTGCAGACGCGGTCTGTAATGTTGCAGCATCCGGATTAAATGGCGTACAGTGTGTCGTGTAGTGTGGCTCACACATGTGTGTGGCAGCATTATACGACCACCGGTCAGGGCACTGTGCCTTTGTTACATTTAAGACCACCTGTGGGTTCACAATGTACTTATACGCGACTAGAAACAAAACGGTGAAAACAGCGGTTGCAATAAATGCTGTAGCTATGTCGGAATAACTCATTCTTGTTTTTCTGCAAGGAAAGTAATGGAGGTCGCAAGGCATGTTTTTAGCACATATTTTGAGGACACCCCTAACCCTCTAGTGCGACACCATTTGGACTCGTATGCTGACATGTTGAAGACAAAGATTCCTAACTTTATTAAGGGTTCTAATCCGTTACAGCTGACGTTAGCAGATGACCGAATGATCAAGGTGTATGTTGGAGGTAAGTCTGGCGAGAAGATAGTGTACTCTCCGCCAGTCGATGAATCCAACAATGCTGTCCTTCCACATTCATGTCGGTTGGATAATACCACATATGCATTTGATATTCATGGAGATATAGACATTGAGTACATTGTAGGTAAAGACGTTGAAACTCGTACATTTGAAAATGTTCGTATAGCCAAGCTTCCACTTATGTTAAAAAGTTCTCTTTGTTACCTTTCTACGATGACATCGGATGAATTATACGATGCAGGTGAATGCAAGTTCGAGTTAGGAGGGTATTTTATCATCGGTGGGGCTGAAAAGGTTCTTCTAACCCAGGAACGTCTTGGCGACAATATGTTTTACGCTTCAAAGCGTGTTTCAAAAGCGGCAGATGAAGGTGCTCGTGGATTGGTTGAGAAGGAGTCTGCGAGCAAGATTGAAGATGCGACGAAGGCTGAAAAGTTTGAGTACATTGGAGCTATGCGCTCAGTATCGGAAGACGGAACTCGCGGCCCTTATTCTCACTTCATTGTGATTCCTCCAAAGAATGATAAGCCGAATGATCCAAAGGTCATTGAAAAGACCGATGATTTAGCTTCATTCTCTACAAAGCGTTTAGCTGTGGTCACTTTACCTGGATTTACTCAGCCAGTTCCTTTAATGAGCGTATTTCATGCACTTGGCCTCACAAATGACCAGGATATTTACGATACGATCTTAGCCGGTGTTCCTGAGTCTGCTCGCAGCGCCTATGATGAAATATGTATGGAACTCATTCTGTCTCATGATAAGTTTTTAGCGTCCGAAATGAAGAAAGAAACTGATCAGAATCAGGATCCAAACCTTCTCGTTCTACGTCGCCAGCATCGTACACGAACGAATGGGGGGGTGTATATGAATTTGTATTCTGATATGTTTCCACACTGTGAGCGTAAGGAAGGCGAGTCTCCGCCTTCGTTCTATCGTCGCAAAGCATACCTTCTTGGAATCATGACTCGAATGGCAATGGACGTCGCCATTGGATTACGTGAAAAGAGTGACCGTGACCATTACCGTTACAAGCGTATGGATTCTTCCGGAGATTTAGTGTTTTACGAGTTTCGTCGTATCTACAAAGAGGTTTCAAAGCGCATGATGCAACAACTTGATGTACGTATTCACTTCCAGCAGAAAGAGTATGCTGGCATGAAGTTCCGTGAACTTGTGAGTGTAGAAAACGTAGACGCTTTTTATTGGGCACATAAATCTTTCATTCATGCATTGGAGAAGTCATTCAAAGGTAAGTGGGGAGGTATGGATGGGATTTCGCAGGAACTGAGTCGGTATGGTTATTTAGGCACAGCTGCGCAGTTACGCCGCGTCAATCTTCAGATGGACAAGGGTCTGAAAATCGTAGAGCCTCGTCGTATTCATGGAAGTTCTTGGGGACTTTTGTGTCCTACGGATAATCCTGATGGCGGCGGTGTTGGAATGACCAAATCTCTCACCCTTCTTTGCGCTATTTCTACGGCTACACCGTCATCTGAAATTTTGGGTATACTCACCAAGCTTGCAAATTTTATTCCAATTGTGACGATTCATCCATCGACTTGGAATCCTACTTGGACAAAGGTATTTATTAACTCAGACTTAGTTGGAGTATTTAACGGAAAATCTGAATCATACCATACAGAACTTCTTGAACGCCGTCGTAAACGAGACATTTCAAAGTTCATATCTCTGTGCTGGAATCGTATTGAAAATGAGTACATCATATTTACGGATGCAGGACGTCCTTCACGCCCAGTGTACCGTGAACGGATAACCCCAGATACTGTTATGCGAAGTAAGAGTTGGGTGGATATGGATATTAAACTTATTGATTACATTGATGCTCAGGAAACTGAAAGTTTGAGAATTAATATGGAACCATTTTCTCCATCAAATCCTTCCGAGATTCATGGCCTTGTTATATATTCCGCATCGTCAAGTATCTTACCTTTTAGCGACCATAATCCGGCTACACGTAATGCGTTCAGTTGTCAGCAGTGCAAGCAGTGCTCATCGTGGTTTAATACTGCGTTTAATAAACGGTTTGATACCATTGCTACGTGGTTAAATTATGCTCAGCGACCACTTGCCCAAACTTGGACAGGACCTTACGTTATGGGCAAGGATGGGTGTATTTCGTATGGCGAGAACGCGATCGTTGCTCTGTCCGTATATGGAGGATACAATCAGGAAGATTCAATTCTCATCAATGAAGGTTCACTGAATCGCGGAATGTTTCAGACGACATATTACCATTCATATGATATTGTAGAGGAAGCCATTAGTTCAGTATTTGAACAAGGTAAGAATACAGTATTTGAATCTACGTTATTTGCGAATGTAGCGGCAGATGCTCGGTATCGCGAAACAGTTGTACGCCAAGAGGGGTATAATTATGATCTACTTGATGGTGACGGTATTATCATTCAGGGCAAGGAAGTTGATGATAAGACTATCTTAGTTGGTATTGTTACTCCAGTAAAGACCGGTGGTCAGGTTACAGGATACCGCGATAAATCGTATAAACCAAAGCGTGGTCAGCACGGAATTATTGATTCAGTGTATCGATATGTCACTCCTGATGGTCTTCGTGGAGTCAAGATTCGTATAGCGGAGAATCGCATTCCAGTTCTTGGAGATAAGTTTGCTGCTCGTCACGGACAGAAGGGTACGTGCGGATTCCGTGTTCCTGAAATTGATATGCCATATACAGAATCTGGTCAGCGTCCTGATTTAATTGTAAATCCTCACGCATTCCCATCTCGTATGACAATTGGACAACTTGTAGAAACGATGTCAACGAAACTTGGTATTCATATGGGAACACTTGTAGATGCTACTCCATTTTCTACACAGAACCGAGTTACAGAAGTTCGCGATTTAATGATCAAGGCTGGGTTCCATCCATATGCACACGAAGTTTTGTACAATGGTCAAACTGGAGAGATGATGGAGTCTGAAATTTTTATGGGACCTACGTACTACCTTCGCATTAAGCAGATGGTGGAAGATAAGATCAATTATCGTACTACAGGTCCTAAGAAATTACTCACACACCAGCCAGTTGAAGGGCGTGCAAATGATGGTGGATTACGAATTGGAGAAATGGAGCGCGATTGCCTCATTTCTCATGGTGTTTCCAAGTTTTTGAATGAGAGTTTGATGGATCGCTCAGATAAATCCGAAGTCCTGTTCCAACCAGAAACAGGGTATCTAGATTCATCGGCGGATCTTCAGGGTACGACGCTTGAGACTCCGTACTCGCTTGGTATTATTATTCGCGAGCTTGAGTCGATGCACATTTCGGTGAAACTTGCGGCGCCCTGAACCCCCAACGTAATCAGTCCACTTCTTACCAAACATATCCAGCTCCACATTTCCAAGATCGGATATACTTCGCGAGCGAGTCTTTGGTTCGGATAACTTAGCCTTAGCCGCGCGGCGAGCTTCAGGCGTGGACCCTAATGATGGTGTATTTCCCATTGTTCATTGGGAACGGATTTTATTGGATCGTCTTTTTAAATGAGTAAAATGTTCGTAATTAAGCGTAATGGTGACCGTGTTCCAGTATCTTTCGATGAGGTCTTACAGCGCATCAGGAAGCTATCGGAGGGGTTGGATCATGTGAATCCAGATTTGGTGGCTCAGAAAGTATGTAATCAACTTGTAGATGGTATGGAAACTGCGAAGCTAGATGAGTTCGCTGGTGAAACATGTGCGATGATGCAGGTTCGGTATCATCCAAATTATGGTAAGCTAGCATCGCGAATTGTTATTGATAATCATCAGAAGATCACACCTTCAACGTTGATTGAATGTGTAGAAAAGCTGTATCACGGTTCTATTCAGCTGCTGACCGACGAATATCACGATTTGGTCTGTAAGCACACTGATCAGTATGAGTCAATGATCGATTATTCACGTGATTATATGTTCGATTACTTTGGATTCAAGACGTTGGAGCGTGGATACCTTTTGCGAGTCGACGGTCATGTTGTAGAGCGTCCGCAGCATATGTGGATACGCGTGGCTATCCAGCTACATGGTAATAACTTCCCTAAGGTCCGTGAAACATATGACGCTCTATCCCAAGGATACTTCATTCACGCGACACCTACACTATATAACTCAGGAAGCATAACCCCTCAGCTCTCATCGTGCTTTCTACTTCAAATGTCCGACGACTCCATTCAGGGAATTTACAAGACTCTTGGCGACTGTGCGCAAATTTCGAAGTGGGCTGGCGGAATTGGCCTGAGCATTCATAATGTCCGTGCACGCAGTTCGAAGATTCGCGGAACAAATGGCGAATCGACTGGCATTGTTCCAATGCTCAAGGTATTTAACGACACTGCTCGATATGTGAATCAGGGAGGTAAGCGTAACGGTTCCTTCGCAATATACCTGGAGCCATGGCATGCGGATATTGAAGATTTCCTGCGTCTCAAGCTGAATCAGGGAGCAGAAGAGGACCGTGCTCGTGATCTGTTTTATGGCCTGTGGATTCCTGATCTCTTCATGTATCGTGTAGAGAATAATTTGGAGTGGACACTTATGTGTCCCAACGAGTGCCCAGGGTTATCAGATGTTTGGGGTCCAGAGTTTGATACGCTATACTGTAAGTACGAGACCGAGGGTCGTGGTCGCAAGAGTATTCCGGCCCAGAAGATTTGGCAGATGATATTAGATTGTCAGATTCAAACCGGTAACCCATACCTGTGCTACAAGGATGCTGCGAACTCCAAGTCTAACCAGCAAAATCTGGGTACGATCAAGTCGTCCAACTTGTGCACTGAAATCATGGAGTTTACTTCGCCAAACGAGACGGCGGTATGTAATTTGGGCTCATTAGCGCTACCAAAGTTTGTAGAGGTGGTTGATGGAGTTCCTACATTCAATTTCAAGAAGCTTCAGATGTATACTTCAATACTAACTCGTAATTTGGATATCGTGATTGATAAGAACTTTTATCCTACACCTGAAACTCGTGCTTCGAATATGCGCAATCGTCCAATTGGTGTAGGTGTTCAGGGATTGGCCGATGTATTTGCTCTCATGCGTTTGCCTTGGGCTTCGGACGCAGCGCAGACACTGAATCGCGACATTTTCGAACACATTTATTACGCGGCTTGCCAATCCAGTATTGAAACTGCAGCGGCAAATACGATTGAAGGATACTGGCGCGGAATGCCAGTTGTAGAAAAGGCTGGATACTACCCATCGTATTCGAATTCTCCAACGTCACAGGGTAAGTTTCAGTTCGATCTGTGGAACGTGTCTCCGAACTCTACCCTAGATTGGGACGGACTGCGCCGTGAGATGGCGCGATTCGGAATCAGAAACTCGCTTCTCGTCGCTCCAATGCCGACTGCTTCAACCTCCCAAATTCTTGGCAATAACGAATGTTTTGAGCCATTCACCTCCAATCTGTATAGTCGACGCGTCCTCGCAGGTGATTTCATGGTCGTGAACAAGTATCTCGTAGAGGATCTCGTTAAACTCCGTCTGTGGAATTCATGGACTCGAGAACAGATCATGGCACAGAATGGTTCTATTCAGAACATTGAAGAGATTCCCAATGATCTGAAGGAACTGTATAAGACTGCGTGGGAAATTCCGCAGAAGACTCTCATTCATATGTCTCGCGATCGTGCTCCGTTTATTTGCCAATCACAGTCACTCAACTTATTCCTGACTGAGCCCACATATGCCAAGATTTCGTCTATGCATATCTACGCTTGGAAGCAGGGTCTGAAGACTGGATGTTATTACTTGCGTACAAAGGCCGCCGCGTCTGCCCAAAAATTCACGGTCGAGCCCTGCCAATCCTGCTCGGCTTGAACAAATTTCTCTAGATGTAAGTATAAAAATGTCAACAGTTGAGGCTTACACCCCAAATGGAACCGCCGGTAACTCCGCGCCTGTAGTCGGTGGCCGCAAGAGCCGCCGCCGCTCCCACAAGCTACGCAAGGTCTCGGCGAAGACGATCCGTGCCGCCGTACGCAAGCTCGGCATTAAGCCCAAGAGCCGCGTTGTCCTAAAGGGCGGTGAGGACTGCGGCGGAGTAGGCCAGCCCCCATGCGCGCCTGCGCCTGCGATGGGCGGCAAGCGCAAGAGCCGCCGCGCGCGCAAGTCCGCTCTAGGCAAGCTCTTTGGCATGTAAATCTTCACCGATGTCCGATACTAGAGCAAACAGTTTTTCATTGAAACCGTAATGACATCCGTTTGGTTCCTTCATGTCCGGCGTCTTTCGAGATGAAGTGTTCAGTGGATGAATCAAACTCACAATAACTTCCTGCGGAGATATTTCTCGGCACATTTGCTCGCGATCGCGAATGAATGCGTCGGCTTCTGCAATTTGAACTCCGCTCTGAAATGTCCGTTCTTCCCAGAACGTACGAGTGAATGCTAACGTTGCTTCAGACACGCGCTGAGACATAGGCAGTGTAATAGGTGGAACATTCATGAACGATGAATACTTGGTGATATCGTAGCATGGAATGGTCGTACAAAATACACACCCACGCTTAGGCTCTTTTAGAAGCATAGCGACTCGTTGTAGAATAGAGTTATTGGGATATACGTCATCATCATCCATCATGCATACGATATCATACATTGCCTCCTTAACTCCCAAATTACGCTTATCTGCCACACTCATTTTTTCACACTTCACATACTTCACATTTGGAATTCCAAACAATGTATCTTCAATTGGATCATCGCCATCGTCTACAATCACCCACTCGAGTTTATCTTCAGGGTACGACTGCATCATGTACGAGTATTTGGCGAGTGGCATAAACTTACGACGGTCCTTGGTGATTGTCACAATTGATACGTCAGGAAGATCGGCTTCCTTGGGGAGAGTAGCATTCAGACAATATGGTTCAAACGTTAGAGATACAAGATACTCCTTAAAATTATCAACCCACGTCTTGTGATTGCGTTCATATACTTGACGCATACATTCTGAACCGGCACGCTTAGTTTTCAGATCTGTATCCACATACTGTTCTAGAGCGTCCATAACCGAATATACGTTGGTATCGACCATCAAACCAATACACTCAATCTGCTCAATTGAATCCGACTTCTCGCCATACAATGATCCAGGATGTACACCGACTGGTCCAACGAGATCCTCAAGAAAAGGCCGAATAGGTGACAGAAGAACATTACATCCTACAGATAGAGCCTCATTGACTGCATGTCCAAATCCTTCGCATGCCGAAAGGCAGATACAGAGACCACACTCACGAAGAAGATCATCATACTCAGTTTCTCCCAGAACTTTATCATGTAGATGAACTTTAGCCTTAATTTCATCAGGAACATGGAATTGAATAACGGATGGATCATATACGATATTCAGAGTAGGAAGACGAGCGTATATCGTTGGTTTGGTATTGAACATGCGGTAATATGCCTGAAGAATAGGCTTCGGATTGCGGAAGATGTTCTTACCTACCGGAACAATAGCCTTATAATAGTTTTTCTTATGTTTCACAGGATCCCAAACCTTATCAATAGATGTCCATCCAATATACCGAACATGAGTCGTATACTGCTTGAAAATTTCAGTGCACTCAGTCGTCTTGCACCAAATCTCATCAAACATTGGAATATAGTCTGTCCAATTACGATATGTCCACTCAACATTTGGAATCCAAATATTCTTGCCAGCAAACGTAAACAGTGCAGGATTTACGACTTCAAGAAAGATATTAACTTCGGCCTCAGGACATTCAGGCAGCATATGATACACGCGATTCATTTTTACATCTTCACCGTATGCCGCAATAAGAATTCCACGGAGAATACCTACATCTTGCATAAGACCAGTCTTTGGGCGATAATTTGATACGATGTTCACTCGCATTTATATTTTAATTCATTTAGCCACTAAACGCCTTGTAATGCGGCGATTGGAGTAATGACGACGAAGAGTCTTTGGTCTTGACCCCAGATACTTCAAGTAATCCTGCCAATTACGCGATGCACACTCGTTTAAAAATACACATGGACGATCACGAAACCAAGATGCATTTATTCCTGCCCATTTCCACATTTCGATGGGATCCGTGATTTCTCGTCCAGCTAACTCGGTGACGTCTGCGAGTTTACGACACTTATCTTTCTGTTCCTGGCTTTCAAAACCGTAATATGGAGAAAACAAATTCTCTTTAAAGAGATGATCGACTGCGAATTTCTTACCATCCCAGCCTATATTTGAAATAGGTCGAAACGAATCCCATGTGGGTTCAAACACATACAGATGGGAATTTTCCTTTCCGTATGTCTTTCCGTGAAATTGAACGACGTCCATTGATTAGATCTAAAATGATTTTAACTCTTAAAAAAACGACTTAAGTTCACCAGTACGTGTTCCGTATGATGCAGTATTCATTGGGTTCGCAATGGGTGGCGCAAACTCTTCTAAGTCGCTGAGGTAGAACTTATGGAAATCGACCTCCGAGTAAATGCGACCAGACGCGAAGCCTACGACACGACCATTTAGATCGGCGAGCTCTTCAGCGACCGTAGCAGGATTGTTCTTGGCATACGATAGGTAGTAGCTGCGCATAATGATCTTTAAATCATCGTCGTTCTGGCGATCGATCATATATTTCTTAGGACCGCTCATGAGATACACCTGCTCCTGAATAGCCGTCTGTAGCTTCTCAATATTCGCCTGACTGAAGAATACCTCATTGAGCGGCGTGGGCTTATGGACGTGACCGATTAGATCCTGACGAGGTGTGAATCCAGGAATTGGGTTACCGCCAGTATGCATCGAAGCAGACCGAGCAGGAAAATCGTGGGTGCTAGGATCGTTTATGTTTGGAACACGACCCCCATGTTGAGGAGCAGGGTACTGAGCAGACGTAGACGTCAAATTGTATCGGTTCTCGACCCAGGGATCCTGGATCTGTTCTAGCACAGACTTTTCCATATTATACTTAGAGTTCTAACATTTTTTCGTAAATGTCCGACTGTAATATCTCCTGGATTTCAAGTGTCACTGAAAAGGTAGATCCGTTCATCTGTAAAGTTTTTCCAAAAGCATCCACCATTTCAAATAAGAAACTAGATATGTTTGTGGGCTGTGGAAAAAAGTATTCACGCGCAGTTGTGTTGGTTGTAGCGTTCATGAACTGAATTGAATTCTTTGGCGATGTCAGCGGAATCTTTATAAAAGCTCCAAATTCTGTCTGATCAGAGTTGAGATGTTTAATAATATCGTAATCGTTGATTTTTAAGTAGATATACGTATCTTCTACGGAATCATAAATAGTTTCTGCTCGTATTTCATTTCCAAATCCATTATAGTATGGTGGAACAGGAGTTTGAGGTCCTGATATGTAAGAGGTTCCATAAAAACCTAAATTGTATCCAATGCCATTCTGATTAGGATTATCGGTTGTAGTAGGAAACTGAAATCCAAACCGGCGATTAGAATCCTGAAAATATACTAAGTTTGTTACAGGATCAATACCACCGTTAAATGTCGTGAAATTTGGGATTCGAGTTGAAATATACTGACTAATAATGTATATTAAATTGTAATCATTTGCAGCAGGGTTTAAGATTGGATCAACAATAACCCAATTTCCATCTTGTACTTGAATAGGATATGACGCAACAGGGGATGCCGGCATTGGGTCGGTAGTTGGGCCATAATCGAATAACGTGAATGTTGTGTTTCCTCGCCCAAGACCGGTTGTGGGATCGATAGCTGAATACGTATAAAAGCTATTATAAAACTCGAACGATGTGACTCGAATAGAATGAATGTTTTTGTATTGGCGTGAAGGATTGAATAAAAAGTTTGCGGAGCTTGATCCAGGAAACGTCGTGGAAGGATTTGCACATGTTGGATTTGTTTGTAGTAAAATACTACCTCGAAATCGCCCATCAATATTGATAGCAGATGTTCGTATATGTCTGTCAATATTATAACTAGTTTTACCAGATGGGTCAATTTTAGGGTTCGGTTTGATTACGTGTTCAGGCTTGCCTCTCGCTCCTGGAAATTTATTGAATTCATCTCTATCCTCCAGTTCATTGTCAGAGTAGTCTTCGTCCTCGTATGGATGTGCGTCCTCGTCTTCAAACTCCTGTTGATACACAAGGTTACTCTTGGCATTTTCCTCATACACGTCGGCAAGAAGCTCTTGATACGTTGTGGGTTGTGCCATTACTGTGTTAGGATGAATTTATGAAAATCTTAGTTTAAACATAACAGAATGTCACGAGCATTTTTATCAGCGAGTCAGTATACTGCACAGAAAGCTATAATAGCGTGCGGTTCTACTGGTTCCCAAGGACCGGTGGGTCCTCAAGGACCGACTGGATCTCCAGGAACTCCAGGAACAAATGGGTTTTCTTCCGGATTAGTGTACTACTTTCATGCCCAAAATCCCACATCGACCCAGCCTGCTTTGGGATATACCGGCCCCTTTTCAACAACGACTGTCATTAATGATGCTCCAGAAAACCCCAATTACCCTGGATCTGGGTATCTTGGTTATTATTCGTACATTCGTCCAGTTGCTGGAAGTACCGCTCCGTTATGGTTAGGACGATTCGAAACGTCTCCTGGCGATCCTGGTGTTTCGTTAATTCCTGCAGGTTCATGGAACTTTTCGGTTGAAGTTTATTCGTTTCGTACACCTTACATAACATCATCGCCAACTGTTCCTGTTGGATTGTATGCTAATCTTTCAGTATATACATTAGGGGGATTAACTGGAGTCGCATCAAGTCCTGTTATTCAAATAAATAATCCTCTAGCAGGCGACAATTCTCCATATGATTTTAAAATTCAAGTTCCAGGATCTGTAACATTGAACAGTCCGGCAACAGATTACTTTGTAGTTGATTTCTTTGTTACTCCTGCATTTGGTCAGGGTTGGACTGGGTTTACTGGTGGAACACAAATTGAGTTCTGGACAGATGGAAATTCGGTCAGTCAGGTTACAACGACTCTTTCACCAGGACAAGGACCAACTGGCGCACAGGGTCCTACTGGTGCACATGGTCCTACAGGAAATCAAGGTCCTACTGGATCACAAGGACCATCTGGATCTCAGGGGCCTCAGGGGCCTATTGGTCCTATTGGTCCACAGGGGCCTCAGGGACCTGCTGGAGCTGGAGGAAATGGTGTGACCATGTTGAATCCATATGCGTCATTTGTCACATATAATGGTGGTTCAAATCAACCGATTGGACCATTGAATTCTGATGTGTCGCCTTACTTTCCGAATATATCTGGGACCACTCCGGTAATGTATTGGACTCAATCTCCGCCCGCCGGAATTAATTCGTCTTACAAATCACTCTACTGTTCTGGAAGTATAGTTGGAATTACCGGTCTTAGTGGCGAGCCGGTAAGCCGTGACTATTTTCTAAACTCTGGGTTTATTCCAACAGTGACTGGATTATACCAAATATCTGCGAACTTTCTGTTAGGTGCTGGTGAACCTGAGTCGATATCATTTGGTCATTGGAATCCTATTGCATTATCAGCCCGGTCTCCTGCGTTTGATCGTATTTCCGGAACTGTAACAAATCCAAGCAATACTGGAACTCCGGCATCTGCATGTACTTGTTTCGCAGATGTATTGACTGCTGGACAAGGGTATGCGTTTGTAGGAGGTGGTTTAGTTGCGACTGGCGGAACACTTGTTGTATACGATAATTCTCAAGTAACCTTTGCTCTTCTGTCTACAAACGTGACTCCACTTGATTAGTTAAAAAAAGACTGGATTTTAGACTGGGTAATTTGTTTTAAAACAAATTTTAGAACTTTAGATTCGTTAGATCTTCTAGCCACAAAGACTTGGCAGTCTTTCCCTCAAGATCAACGATTTGTGATTTGAGGTCTGCCAGATCCTTCTCGTGCTTTTGGGCGTGCTTGAGTGTCAGCGAAGCAATAGGGAGATTGAGGAGGTAATCAAACCCATCACGAATCTTCTCAAACTTCTCGGCAGTCAGCAGCTTCTCACACTCGTCCGCCGTCTTACGGCGCAGCTCAGGACGAGGCTTCTCTTCGCACTGCTGTCGAATAAACCGCACAACATTCTCATGATACGGCAGCTTGTCGCGCAGTGTCTTGAGCATGAACTCCAGTCGCTTCTGGTACAGTTCCAAACGGACCCCCACATACTCATACAGAATCGCATTTGGAGAATCGTACTTTTGAATCACACACTTCGAATTGAACGCGTGCATATTCGTCATCTTGATCTTGTCAACAAGTAGCTTCTGGACCTCGGTGAGCCCTCCCTTAACGGTAACAAAGACCTCTGTGTCAGTAGAAGTATCCGAATAATCCTTGATGGTCCCCTCCGCAAGTAGCTTGTCGAGTTTCTCGCGGAAGTCCATCGTCCATGTCTCGATCGGTAGCTCGGTAATCGTGGTCGTGTCCCCAGAAATGTTGAAGTTAGCAGAGACCTCATAATCCGTCTTGTTTAGTTTAGTGATCTTACCCTTAAACTTCGAGTAGTACGGTGCAAACTCACGATTCAGACCAGTGCCCTTCTCCAACCATTCCACGATCGCATCCTTCAGCTCGCGAGGATTGAACTGTGGAATGAACGTCGAGTATCCAGTGCCGATACCGCGCGATCCATTGATCAACAGCATGGGAAGAATGGGGGCATACCAATCTGGCTCGACCGGTAGACCATCATCGTCACGATAGTTCAGGCATGGAAAGTCGTCGGATGGAACGAGGTGCTGGACATGAGGCTGGAGATACGTGTGAATATAACGAGGCGATGCAGAATCCTTACCGCCCTGCAGGCGAGTTCCAAACTGTCCCTGTGGCACAAACCACGGCATATTGTTGGAACCCACAAAGTCCTGAGCCATACCTACAATCGTATCGTTCAGCGACGCCTCACCATGATGGTATCCGGAATGCTCGGAGACATATCCAGCAAACTGGGCTACGCGAATCTCGTGCTTCAAATTACGCTTGAACGCCGAGAACAGGATCTTGCGCTGCGAAGTTTTCAGACCATCCATTACATTCGGAATTGATCGTTCCAAGTTGTAGTTGGAGAAGTGAATGAGATCCTTGTCCACGAAATCCTCGTACTTTAGCGAAGTTCCAGGCGCAGAATTTATAATGTCTTCGCGACGATACGTCTTCAGCCAATCCTTGCGATTATCCGCCTTAGCCTTATTGAACGCCAAATCGATCTTCTCGTCGCTCTTCTCGCCAAACGCATACGGAATCACATTCAGCGACTTGAAATATTCCTTGGCCTCGGTGCTCGTAGACGTACCCAATCCCTTGTAATACTTGACAGCCCAGCTCTTCGCTGCAGCCGTCTTCCGCCACTCCTCGTAATCGTACTGTGTATAGAAGGATCGAACGTCCTTACCCTTCGTTGCCTTTACAATTGGAGTAGCCATGTACGTAATGAATCCGGACATTTTGATCAGTTCGTGCCACAATTCGTGGAATACATTGATGAGCAGGCCGCGAATATGCGAGCCATCATAATCCTGATCAGTCATGATCATAATTCGACCATACCGCAGACTCTTGATATCTGCATACTTACGGTTGGATTCCAGACCAATAATCTTCTTCAAATTTGCGATCTCTTCGGTCGTCTCGACCTTCTTGGCGCTCGTATCCTTCACATTCAGGAGCTTACCCTTGAGAGGGAACACGCCGTAAAACTTGCGTTGATCTTGCGACAGACCGCTCAGGGCCATCGCTTTCGCCGAATCTCCCTCAGTAAGAATCAGGACGCACTCATGACTCTTTGCCGTACCAGCATACACTGCATCATCCAACTTAGGAATACCGACAATTTTTGATTGCTTCTTACCATCCGTCTTGGATGCTTCCTTCGTATCCTTCACTGCCTGTTGCGCCATGACGCGCTCTACGACTCCCAGTTTGGAGACCAACTTCTTGAGATAATCTTCGGATAGCTTGCACGAAACTTTTGAGGTAAGAACCTCCTTGGTCTGACTATTGAAACTTGGATTTTCGACCAAACAGTTAATGAAGATTGATAACGAATCTTTTACGAGCGAAGGTTTGACCTTCAACTTCTTCTTCAATTCCAGATGGTTTACAAAGTACGAAACTATCTGATTAGCAATTTCATCCACATGCTTGCCAGATCGCGTCCAAATACCGTTCACAAAGCTGACACTAAAGAACTTGTCCGTCGGAGTGTCACTGGCTGCAACCTGCCATCCGAACTGAGGCACCTCTGTGACGATGACTGCATCTTTCGGAAGATACCAGGAGATGTAGCTTGCAAAGTCGCGGAACTTAACCTGTGTGCCGCACCATGTAACTTTAACTTCCTTCCCAACTGTCATTGCGAGATCAGAAACACGACGCTGGATGACCTGAAGAATCCCTGCAGGAATTGCAGGAGTTGACCATCCGAATCGCGCGAAGTCAGGCGTCCATGAAATCTCGACATACGGCTTGACTTTCGATGCCTTAATGACCGGCTCACCAATCTTGGACATATTGTCCTCAAAGGTTTGAACATACTTCAAGTTGCGAGTACCATCCACAACAGTCACAACCAGCTTTTTAGCGAAGATGTTTACGAGCTTTACGCCGTAGCCATTCTTGCCGCCCACCAGCTTCTTCTCGTTCTTGTCGTAGTTCGTGGACGTCAGTAGCTCGCCAAAGATCATTTGGGGAATGTAGCAACCGTACTCTGGATGCTTTTCGACATCGATGGACTCACCGTCGTTGCGAATCGTGATGACATTCTCTTCGACTGAAATTGCGATGTTCTTGACTGGATTTGGCGAATTACGCTGGCGCAGACGCACCGCGTGATCGTGTGCGTTGACAAGTAGCTCATCGAAGAGCTTGTAGAAGCCAGGATTAAATGGATTTACAGTTTCATTCTTGAATGATTCACCATCAATAATGTAATGCTCTTCCGTCGTGTTCTCAATGCTACCGATGTAAGTATCAGGCAGAGAAAGAATGTGCTCGCGATGCGTATGTTTACGGTATTGCTTGGAGAGATCCATCGTCTTGAATACCTGTAATTTCTTGTCTCTTTAAATTCGTTTTACACCAAAGATACTAAAGTATCATCGCCATTTTCCGAAATAACTGTATAACCATTATTTATAAACTTATTTAGGAGAGTTCTGTAATTTGCACCTCTTTGTCGCGATCCATCGGTATGAATAGATTCAAATAAAATATTTTTTGGTTTCACAATACTTAAATCCATATGCATAAGTATATCATAGTCATGACCTTCTGTATCCGTAAATAAATTATCTATTGATGTAATATTATTATCTGATATAATAGTATTTAA